CCAAATTTGAAAACCCACAATCCATTAGGTTTACGTTCAATAAGTTTCTTACCGCATTTTTCGCATGTGATAAAACTCATTTACCACCCCATTTACAAAGCACATCACAAATACGATACTTTGTATTGTCTTTACTATGATAGATTTCAGAAAAAGGTTGTGGATAAGGAATTATACCACCAACAATAATCCATGTTTCAGGATCAGTGTTGTATAAATCAATTGGAATAATCCCGGTCTCTGAATCATAAAACAAACTTGTAATATCGTCAGATAACTTTATAAGGTCATCTGCTTCAGTATCATTGTTCGTAAATAATGATAAATTAACCATCTGTTCATTGACTGTACCACGATCCCGTTTTCCCATTATAACCACCAACCACTTAGAATAGTCATCACCAGAAGAATCTTTGGGAACATCATCTTGTTCTTCAAAAAATACTGCTGTGGAAAAAGTTGTGGAGAATGCCAAGAACAACTTTTTAATAGACCGTTGGAAATTATATTCTTTAGATGTGGAGTCAATAGCCATTTATTCCTCCTTAATCCCGAGTTGCTGTTCGGCATAAATAATCATATCACAAACCTCCTCATAAAATTCATGACCGAAATATTCAGCATTGTCTTTCTCTTGTTTGTCTTCACCATTAAAACTAATTTCACAATTTTCTAAACACCACCTAACTTTTAAAAGCTTATCAAGATCCATGTCAATAAGAACCGAGATATTTTTTGGTTTAGCTCCTAAGAATCTCATTTTTTATCTAACTCCTTTGAGACTTTGTTTGCACCAAAAGTTTTAAGAACTCTCCCCCATGCCCTTTTCAAAATATTTGTTGCTTTGGGGGATATTTTTCCAATAGATTTTAAAATAGAACCAACTGTTTTTTTAGTTGAAACTGGACTTTTTACATTATCTTCAACAGAAACCTCAACTGCTTTTTCAACTGCTTTAAGATAATTGGGCCAGTGTGTATTTATAAAAGTATGTATTGCTGGTCTAAACAAGGGTGCTTCAGGGGTATTTCCCAATCCCCATTCCCTTGCAGCAGCGTACATAGCAACACTTACAGGGCTTCCATATTGTTTCCCAGTAGAACTTATTCTGGGGACTTTTACACTTCTTTTAATTCCAACTGTTTGTTCATGTCTACCGCGATAAATAACACCAATATTATTTTGAACATGTCCTTGAAATTTCCAGTGTTTTCCAGCACCATATTTTTCAGTGGTATCTTTCCATTTTTTTGAAAAAGCAGGCCATGCCGGTTTTGGATTCATTTTATTAGGGTCATCAATGCATTCTTTTATAAACTCAGCAGCATAACGGGAAACAGAGGGGGTAAACCGTCCACCATCACCATCATTACTAAAATATGCCATTGCATTAGCAGCACCATGAACATATTTCAGAGCAATATCTAAATTCTTGTAATTTCCACCGTAATCTCTTTTATCAAGTGAGAATAACATATCACCCCGAATCCGTATCTAAATAAACTCTTAAACAACCGGAATATTTTCTTTCCTGAATACTTACAACTTTTCGATATTTTTTTAAATCTGTTAAATCAAAATACCACCTATCACCAATCTTAATATCACTAAAACCATAACAAAATAGACTTTCTGAATACTGTTTCACCCTTTGTTGATCCGATACATCTAATGTCTCCCCCACACCCTCATATTGGCACCCTAAGACTCCCGTATGGACAAGTGTTTCAGCTTCTACTACTTCCCCCTTAGTATTCCTTGTTCCTTTGCCTATACGGGTAAATTTCCCATTAACATTACATGTCAATAAGAAAGAATCCACAGTCACAATTTCCCCTTCAAATACTGTTGGTTTAGAAGAAAGGATTAAATAATTAACATCAAGGAAATTAATTATATCACCAGGAACAGCCACAGTGTCATATGTGAAAGAACCAGAAACACCAAATTGACGTAAAAATTCAGTTGATGAATCAGAAAAGTTATCATCGTAATCAAAATATTCACCAGTAACAACAACCGCTGTGCCAGGATGTGTTATTGTGATAGGCATTCTGATTTCTTCAAAAACTTCTTTTATGTCTGCGCCTATGACCATTCTGAATCCTCAAGGTAAGTTATATCTTTTCCGAACTGGTCATATCGAAAACCGGAAGTAATAAATTGCATTCCATTTATAAAATAAGAAGCAGTATAACCACTCATATCAGAAAACAAAACTGGATCATTATCAATTGCTTTTTCAAAATTCTTATCAAGCATCGTAATCAGATCCATGTAATTTTTAAAACGATGTTGAAGATATATTTTTTTAAATTGAAATTTGGAAGATGCTTCGACACAAAGTATCATGAGAGTATGTCTTCTGCCTCTCTCAATCAACCATTTTTCCTCTGCGTAGTCAGTAACAGGGTAAACCCATCCAAGTTCATTATAAGCTATTTCAGAACCTTGTGTTATGGTTGCATCAGCAGTAGAACTTCCCAAACTTCCCATTGATATCACAACAGCGGCTTTTAAATCTGTAATCGAAGCAAAGCTCATTTTACTTCTCCTTTACCACTTTTAAAACTTTTTTCTTTTTCGATACTTTCTTTTTCAAGATTTTCTTTTTTGAAACTTCTTTTTTCTTTTCAACTGGCTTTTCAACAGGGACTTCTTTTTTCTTTTCAGGTTTAACAACGGGCAGAGTAACCGGCTCTGGATCAGGGACTTCTACATAACTATGCTCAATAAAATATTGGGGATTTTCCCGGAATTCCAATTCCATATCTGGAACCATTTTCCCTTCAACATGAAGAGAATTCCGGTGATATAACTCTTTACCTGCCATTATTGTGCAATCAAGTCTGTATGTTTTAATTTTAGCCATTTAATAACCTCTTTTAGATTGGGGGAAGATAACCTCCCCCATTGTTTGATCTTACGAAGTTGCTGTAATTGTGTAGGTTGTGTCGGGATTATACATAACGGGAAGCCCCTTGTCCTGGATTCTCATCCACAGGCCTTCCGGGTCCCATTCAACTTTTCGATCAACAAATTTTCCCCATCTACGGTCGATTCCATAAGGTGCTTCCATAAACTCAGCAGCTTTCTGACCATCTGCACCAGTAGTAGAAAACATGAAAAACTTATTGTCAGCAATATATTTCTTCTTCATCGTGACAACATCTTCGTTCGCTGTGAAAGATGCTGTGGGGGCCGTAGCGACTGTTACAGTTCCCGCTTGTGCATCAACTTCAGAAATAGTTTCATCCTCATAAGAAGAACGTGCAGCAGAAGAACAATCATGAAAACGGAGAGTACCACCAACTTCAAAATCACTTGCATCGTCAACATATATAACCGTAGACGAACCACCAGTTACATTGGCAATGAGATTAGCAGGGATTTCATAGAATTCATCGTAAACCATGATATCTCCGCATCCAAGTAAAGTTCCAAGAACCTGAGAAGGATTACTAAAAAGATTTCCATCTCCAAATGCTGAACTTTTAAGAAGACTTTGAATATCGGAATCAAGAAGAAGCACTTTCAAGAGAACAGAATTCAAAACACTTTTTTCAAGACCAACACCGGCATCATCACGAAGAACTGTTTTTCCTGTCATGATATCAGACATGGGAGAACGTGAAGTACCAGTACCCCATTTATAATCAGTTCCAAGGGTAACAAGATGTGAATCAGGCACACCGTAAGAAACAGTGAATTTAGTACCACCTTTCTGAGTGTAAGTCAAAGAACCATCAATCAGCATCTTTGCCATCATCCATTCACGACGACGATCAACACGATAATTAAGTTTCTGAAGACCTTTCGCGAGTTTCCGCTGTGCTGTCTGGAAAGTAGCAAAAGTTCCCACTTGACGCATATTGTTCAAAAATTCTTCATCAAAATAAATTTTCTCTTTCATGAATGCCGCTTTTGCAGATGCTTCACCGATACCATCAGTTCCAATTGCAGGAGCAATAGAACCGGGAGCAACAAAGGGGGTCATCCCAGAAGAACCATATTCAATTTCCCACATAATTGTATCTGATTCGGCTTTAGCCGTGGGAAACAGATTGGAAAAAAACATTGTGGGAGCTTTGGGCAATTTTGAGATCAGCTTATTGAGTGCAATAAGATGTAAACTCGGAATTCCGTCAATACCTTTCATTTTGTAAAATCTCCTTTATTTAAGAATTACGAATCTTCCATCAGAAGTTGTGCCGAGGTCAGTTGCAGCAGCAGAATCAAAACCAACAAGTGAATACATATAAAGAATGGCATTACTGATAACCACTGAAGAGATTGCACCAAGTGCATAAGAACCAACACCTGTATCAATATCTTTATCAAGAATGTACTTGGCACCGGCAAAAGGAGTTGATGCCTCATCAGCACTTTTCACATACACATTGCCATAATAACCAGTAGTGAAATTTGCATAATTTGTGATCGCTGTAGTAAATGTGATTTTTGCCTGAGTGGAATTAACTGCGGTTCTGTCAATGGCTGTAATGGCACCAAGATTCTCAGCATCCACAGTGTCCATATCAAAAGCCGTTCCTGTAGTAGTCCTTGTAGCCTCAACAGCGGCGGCTTCATCTTTTACATAGGAAGCAAGTGCAGAAACAACCCCTATTGCTTTCCAAGTAAGGGTAAGTGCATTTGTGCCAGCAGTAACAGTGAAAGGGGCCGCAGCATAACCACTATCTGCTTGAAGAAGCGCAACAAGGCCAGCAAGAGTTTGTGTTTCCCCCATTGTACCGACAAGTTCTGTAGTTCCATGGGTCAAAGTATAAACAGAGGAAGTAGCCCATGGGGTTGCACAAACCAAACTCTGAACTTCAGTAGTACCAGCACCGGAACCATCAAGGATCAATTCATCAGCAACTTGAAATTTATAAGAATCTTCAATCCCTACATAAAGAACAGTTGCAGCAGAACCAGCAGAAGCAACCAGATATGCTTTTGCATTTGTGTCGTTTGTGTCAGCGTCAGCTTGTGGATACGGATAAAGATTTCCAGTGATGGAACATTCTGACATCAATGTACCAATCTTCAAAACTCCATAACCGGCTTTGAAAGTTTTATCCAGAATCAATGCGATGTCCCTTACGGAATGAAATAAGGGCTTTCCACCGGGCTGATCAGGCATTCTTGTCATCTGGGGAATTGATCCCCCAATACCTGCATTTCTTGCAATATTAACCATTATTTTTCCTCCTTAATACCAAGATGAGAAAGCATATCATCTACAGCAGAATCAGCAGATGTGTCACTATCATCTTCATCGGGTTTCTTCCCAAAAGAAGTTCCCTGAACAAAAGATTCTTCAGTGGAAGCAGTAAAAGAACCTGCCCAATCTTTCAATTCTTCTTCAATAGCAGCAACGTACGCCACTTTATCAAAAACAGAATCTTTGACATGGGCGTTGTAATCAACTTGCTTCTCAACTTTAGCATAAAGACGCTCGGGAACATCACTTGCACCAATAACACCAATAAAGGCGCTGTGTGCATCATTCTTAATGTCCTGTTCAGTTCGCAAGGCATCAGCTTTCTCAAGGGCTTTGAGTCTGTCTTCCTGAGTAGTAATAGTACCCTCCTGAGTAGCCACTTGATTTTTAAGAGTTGTGTTCTCTTCTTCCAGGGAAGCGACATTACCACTTGCCTCCTTTTTTGCACCATCAACAATCGCCTGATAAATATCAGGATGATCTGCTTTCAACGTTTTAGCATCCATCAAATGATCTCCTTTGTTTTTGTCTTTATCGTCATCATAATCAATACTGAAAATTTCTGAAAAAGTAGATACACCATCAATCATACCCGCTTCAACAGCATCAGCTCCTACAAGCACACCACCTTTCCCAAAGTCAGAAACAACCGTCTTGTTTGAAACACCCCTGCCTTTTGCAACTGAAGAAATAAATATCTTAGCAAGAGCGTTCAATTCTTCTTTGACAACTTTAACCCCTTCCTTTGTGCTGACATCGGGTCTTTTATTTGGAGAATCATCATTGACAATTTCCACATAATAACCATCATCATTTTTAGGGTAAGATACAGCGACGCCGATACTTCCAATTCGGGAAGTCTCTTCGGCGTAAATAGAATTGCAAGAAGAAGCAAACCAATATGCAGCAGAAGCACATGTTCCAGAAACATAACCAATTGTTTCTTTAGTTTTGCCAAGATCCTTTATAGCAAAAGCAGTTTGATTCACACCTGTGACATAACCGCCGGGAGAATCATAAAAGAAAGCCACTGTTTTAATCTTGTCATCATTTTTAGCCTTTTGAACAGTGGACTCAACTGCATCACAAGCAACCGCTGTAAAATAGCGAGTATAGAAATTCTCTCTGGGAAAGATTGGACCAACAATAGGAATAACAAGAGTGCTTTCATTTGCAAGATATGATTTGGAAACGTAATCATAAAAAGAATCTTTTATAGTAGCCTCCTCCTCAGCTTTGGCAAATGCTACAGAGGCATCACCACTTCCTACAAAAGAATGAATCATAGCCTCCAACCAAGCTGCTTCTACCAACCACGGTTGGCTAATTAGGTTAGAAACCATATCAAAATTTTTCACATTATTACCTCCTATTGTTCTGATATGAGTTTTCATGTTTC